GGCTTTCTTACCCCAGGCATTTGTCAGCGTGTCGTCTTTAATGTCGCCCAGGCCAATATTGCAGTATTCTCCGACTGCGTTCCAAACATCTTCCATCGGAGCGCGGAGCGTCTCAAGTTTCTTTTGCCTACTTGTGACCAATTTCTTAAGGTCTTCTTCTTTCATGCCGTGCCTCGATCATTCAGGGCTAAAATTGCTACTGATAAATAAGCCGTCGATGCTATGTGAAATAAATGATTGCCGAATGAATCAACGATGATGATTATAAAAGCCGCAAATAACCGCCGGTCTGCTACTTGATAATAAGGCCATGCTGCCTGGGCAAAGGTTCTGATTACATAAGCCGCGGCCAGCAGCAGGCCAATGATCCCAAAGTTCCACAGAAAATAAACCGGTTCGCTGTGCAGCAAATTGTCGGTTTGCCATAAGATACTTGGCCCCGTATTGAAAGCATCAGTCCAGTAATCAACTCTCAAAAGCAATGAGTCAGGAGCCTTAAAATAAGCGAAATAGAACAGGCCCGGAATAAATCCAATTACCGCGCCTTTCCACTTCCAGAGGTAAAAGCCTGTACCGACACAAAGGGCAACAATGGCCGTGCTGGTATGAGTCAGCCAAAGCGCATAAAGAATCAGCGGCAGGCAAAGCCACCATTTCTTGCGGTAAAATAAAGGCGCTGCAATAGCGATGAACGCAGCCAGATAGTTTGTGCAATTCAATGTCGCCGTGGCCGTTCCTATTTTAAAATATTGAATAATCCCTATAACGGAAAGCAGGATTGTTAATACACAAATCGAATTAAACCAGAAACGCTTTGATGCGCTGCCGTGCTTAATTATTACATAGAGAGCATATGCCGCCATAAACAAAGTCAGGACATCAATGGCCTGTACCATTGAGTCTTGAGGCATCCAGCCTTTTGCTTCTGCAATCTGGATACCAGCAAACCAGAGAGCGCAATAGCAGCCGAAGGCGATCAGGATTTTATCCCTCGTCATAAATGCCAGCACTGCCAGACCGACACAGTTCAGCATATACGCCTGAGAGCCAAAGACGTTTGACCCCCAGGCCGTCAATGCGACTATGAACAGCCCTGCTGCTGCTATGCGGTCATTAATGAGTTGCATCCGCTGTTTCCCTTACGTAATCAGACCCAGACCAAAACACTTTGGCGGTCTTGCCCGCTGCAATTTCTACACCGGTACCAGCAGTTTTCTTAATCGTAACAGCCTCAGTCCCGGCGTTTCTCACAGTATAAAGGCGAGAGACACCCGAAGTTGAGATAGTCGGAGCAATAATTGCCTGTCCGCTCGGACTGCCGGTAACAACCAAGATATTACAGAGAGCCTCAGCCGCCGAAAGTGTGTAATCGACAGTGGCCATTACAATAGTGGCAATAGACGGGGAGAAATTTCCTGTAATAACCTCTTTAAAATATCCCTTGCCCCAATATCTGTCTGGTTTACCGATTGTTCCAGTGCCGTTCTGACCCGGCGCATAGACTTCCGCTGCCTGAGCGCTAAACGCGCAAAGCAGCAATACCGCGAAACCTATTAAAAATATTCTTTTCATCTTTCCCTCCTTAACTGCCAAGCAGCGTCTTTTTAGTTGTCGTTTCTCCCGAATTATCATTAGTCAGCGACGTTAATATCGTTGACGATCTACCTTTCCTTTTCCGTGCCAACAGCTTTTCTTTTTCAATCGCTGCTGAAACCGCCGCCGAATCTTCCGCAGGCGACGCTTGAACTTGCTGAACTTGTGGACTTGATCCTCCCCCCATGATTAAAAAACCTCCAGTCTTAAATTAACACCACTAACTCTAAAACCAAGATTGCGATAAAACTGAACCGTTTCCTCGGTACGAATACCCGCATTGACGCCGACGCCGATATTTTGGGGCTTGACGCCGTGTTCCAACGCCCAATTAATATAAACGCAAACCAGCCTTGCCGCCGCTTCCATTCCCCTGTATTCAGGCCGCACATAAATCAGATATTCCCCGCTCATTAACTCGTCACTGAAAATATGAGTCTCAAGGACTCCACCCATCATGCCAATTACTTTATCGTCATCCACAGCCACAATGCCAAGGCCTGTCTTGATTACCACTGGAATCAGCGCCTTTGCTTTCGCCTCGTTAAACGGCATCTCACGCAAATAATCGGACTCTTGATGGAACGCCCTGCCCATCTCAATAACCGCCGGAATGTCGGCATCAGTTGCTTTGCGGATTTCAATTTTCATGAGGAGACCACTCTACTGCCTGTTTAGTGTTTTTTTGTCCGCGCAATCTCTGTTTAGGTTGTACGGGAAAAGCAAACGTCAGCGCCAAAGCATCCGCCAAATCAGGAGACCGGCCCAGACGCTTTTTTATCTGATCTTTATCCTCAAGGATTATTTTCCCATTTGTGAATGAGTAGGTAGGCGTTGTCAGTTCTGCAACGATTTCCGGTATAGCAGGGAGGCAGCCACCAGCCTTGACCCAATCAGCCATTGCAAACCACATCTCCGCACGTTTATTACGGTAACGCTCATCTATTGCCGGGCCGTGGAATTGAACACCAATTGCTTTATATTTTGCAGTTGCTAAATTATCAATTACACCGTGTCCCCAATGGCCAGTATCATCGATCATAAAAGCGTCGCCCTGCCACTCGTCAAATATCGTTGCGCACCGGGCCGCAATATCAGTTGTCCGGGCTTTACGCATTACCGCAGGAGAAAATGACGCCAACCCTTGACGCTTGAATATTACCGACCTGTCATCTCCAAACCGCGCAACATCAACGCCAATAATCTTTGCCGCCCATTGATATTGATCCGGCCTGATACTTTTACCCATTGCCGCCTCGACCTCTTCAATTCCCAGGAGCGCATTAAAACCTTGCGGCGGAAACAAACCGAGTATTGTTGCCATTACCCAAGGATTATCTTTCCCGTGAGTTTCTATTTGATCTTTAGCGTACTCAATCGAGACGCGAGGCGTTCTTTTGGGATCGTCAGGATCGGCGGTAATTGTGATGACGTGCCACTGTCCCCGGAGAGCATTGCACGCTTGATATAAAAGCCCTGTAACCGATGTCGGGTTGCCTGCCTGCACAATCAAGGCGTCTGTCGGCATACCGGTAAATATTTGTTCAGCCGCTTTACCAACGGCAATAGGCATATCTCCTGTTTCATCCAATAGAATAAACGGGTATTTGCTATGCAATCCAGACAGCGCCCGGCCTATGGCGTCAGCGTCAGCGTCTTTTGCGTATGAACGAGCAGATAAAAACCATGTTTCGGGATGATCTTTTGCTTGGATTCGCTCCTTGTGCCACTCAAAAGCAGCCTGGAGGAATGAAGATTGGTTTTGCCACTTGGCCAGTTCCGGCCAGAGATTGTCAGAGAGATTATCTTTTGTGATTGAAAGCGCGGCGCCCTTTGGATGTTCGCCCTTTTCAGCGAAACAGGATAAACGCCACCACCCGGCCAGCGCAAGAACCATTGTTTTACCCGGCCCAGTACAGGCCTTCATTGCCACGCGATTATTACCCGGCAATGATTCAAGCGTTTCCTGCTGCCACTCATCCAGCGTAATCCCCGGCCAGTTATCGCCAACAAATTTAAGCGCTGATTTGCGCCAGTCTGATATTTTTTGTACTGCTATTTTTATGTTTTCATTCACCAATAATGGCCCCTGAGACAATATCTTCGAGTGTTACTTTTCCTGAATGCTCTACTTTGTGCTTTTCCGCTGGCTTTAAATCCAAAATACTTATTGCCTGATCAACTGCTTTCTGTCTTGCGCCCCAGTTAATCATGTTCGGACCTACAACGCATTTCCCTCGATCCTTGTCGTAAAAGACTTTGTTTTCTAAAGCATCAAGTCCCTCTTTGATCCGGCGCACTACACGGCGCGACGTCAAACCTACAGACTTACACTGTTTTAAAGTCTGCGATCTGGCAATTTCATTAGCTTTGGTACAATCTTCATTAACTTCCTTTGCTCTCATGATGGTTAATCATAACTAAGTTTTATTTATTATGTGAGTGGGAGAAAGGGGGGAGAAAGGTAGGAATATGGTACTTATTTGGCAGGATTAATCCGTTTTCTTCTTAAATTATCATACTCGATTGCCCATTTCTTTGCTTCTGACGGCACAAGATATGGCCGGTTTGTTGGATAACGCCTGATAGGGAATTTATATTCTTTTTCCCAATACTTTAACGTGTCNNAGAAGTAGGGCCAAAATTTTCTTTACTAAATGCGACAATAGCATCAACTCCGTTAATGAAATCATCGATCATTTTTTCTTTTCCTCCACTGGCTCCAGTGTAACTTTAAGAACTTGCCTTTTATTGGCCAACAGCGCACACATAGCAACATCCTGTTCGCGGCTTTCAAATATGTCAAGCTGCAACCGAAAGCCGCCTTCAATTCGCAAATTCTTAAATCCTGTTATTTGCGCAATAATTGTCAAGGGTGTGTCTGCCATCACCCCTCCATCCTCGCCAGTTCTCTTTTAACAAAGTCTATAACTTCTCCGGCATCTATTGTTCCCCAATTTACCCGCTTCCCGGTCCCGGCCAGGTAGCCTTTAAGCATCTTGATTTTATATTTTAGCTTTCGCGTCGGGGTTAAAAGGCCGT